CTTCGCCAGCCTTGGCCTGGCCGCGAACCTGAGCGTTCATCACCTCGGTTCCTGTCCGGGTGGCATCACTCACTGCCAATGTCTGATTACCCAACAACTGAGCCATCATGGACTTGACTGCCATAGCCATCTCGAAGAGACGGAAAACCTTGACGGCAGCACCCATGGCCTCGTAGCCTTGAGTACCCTCCTCGAAGAATCCTTGCGCGGCCTGGGTGATGTCGCCATAGGACTTGATCTGAAGTTGCGCGGACTCGAGTGCCGCTTGCGACTCGATCTCGTAACGCTTCGACGGATTTTTCTTGATCGCCTCGGCGGCGGCAATGTTGATGGCAACCTGCTGCTTCTGGAACTGAGCAAAAACGGTGATTACCTTACCCAACGATGAGCCGACTTCGCCGAACGCTTCCGACAGTCCCTGCGCCATCTGCTGTGCGTATTCCAGATTGGCGGACATCACCTCAAGCTGGCGCAGAGCCTCCTCCCTGACCAGTGTTTCACTGCCCTGGTCCTGGAACATCGAAACATAGGCATTCGCAGCCTCTTCCTGGGCCTTGCGCGTCTTGTCGTTGTAGTCGTAATGGATCTGGAGGATGGCTTCCTCGGTTTCCATCGTGAGACGCTTCCGCTGCTCCTGATAAGATGCCTCAACCGAAAGGGCGCTGCGTTTTCGGGCTTGTAGCGCCATTAGCTCATCGGGCGATTGTCCGCTCCTTCGAGCAGCAGCGATCTCTTGTCCGATCCTGAGCACTTCGGCGTGAGCAGCCCGTTCCTGAATCGCCAGCCCCTTCAAGAGCAGGGCTTCTTTCTGCTTGAGGAACTCAATCTGTTCGGACTCGGCCTTTCGGACGGCTTCACCAATCGCTTGAGTACCCATGACCCCCGCGTTGGCGATGTCGGCTTCAGCGTTTCGTTCTGCGGATTTTCGGCTGTTTTCCAGTTGCTGGAGAGCCGTTTCCTGGCGATCCAGTTGACGCTTCGTGTGCTCGTCGTAGCGCTGGCCCATGCGCTCCAGTCGGTCCTGATCCTTCTTGAAAGACAGCTCTTTCACGCGATCTGTCTCTTTGTACAGATCCTCGACCGCAATCAACATGCGCTTATCGCCCAGGGTGGCCGACCACTTGGCGAAATTCTCCATCACCGAATCTTGAATGTCGTCCTGCAAGCCGACATACTTGAGCGTCTCCTTGAAGGGAGGCACCTTGTTGCCGAACTTCCGCACCTTGCCTTCCCCTGCGTTGTAGGCTGCGGCGACCAACTTCATGTCGCCCTCAAACATGGCCATCAGGGACTTGAGGTAGCGGACACCCCCCTCAATGTTCTGTTCGATGTCGTTAATGTCCTGCACGCCAAAGCGAGCCGCCGTGCCCGGCATCAACTGCATCGGGCCACGGGCTTGACCGTACCGTGTCATGGGACCGACCAGGTTGGGGTTGCCTGGCAGTGACCCCATGTGCGTCTCACGCTCCATGATAGCCAGAACCAACGCCATATCGACGTGATGCTTCTCAGCCATCTTGATCGCGATCTCGATATTTCGCTTCTGGGCCGCGTTGTATTTGTCCATTGCCTGGACCAGAGGAAGCTGGCTCTCTTGAGCATCAACCCAAGCCTCCCAAGCCTCTTGCTGTCGCCGCTTGAACTCTTCCTGCGAGATGGCTTGATTGGTGCCGTAAAGGTTATTGAGCGCGGCTCGGTCACCCGGCAGATAGTCGGATGAGATTTGCTTTCGCAGTCCGACCGCCTCACGAAGATAGGCCAGCAAGCCGCGCCAGTTATCCATCACCGTCTTTGGCAGCATGAACGCTTCCCGGATGAAGTGGCCGCGATTGGCCAGCCACTCCAGCGCTTTGGCTATTTTCTGGGTGATCTCCAAAGCGTCATCGGCTTGGGAGACATATTTGATGAGTGCGTTGGTCAAAAGGGTCCATGAGCGACCCACGGTGAGCGGGATCTTTTTGGCCTCTTTATCCAGTTCTCTGGTTTGACTCAAAAGCGCATCAATCGCTTTTTCGGAGGTCAGCCGCTGTTCGGCGGACATTTGTCGCAACTGCCCCATCGTGATACCCAACCCGTCTGCCATCGCTTTGGCGACTCGAGGCATGTTTTCGACGATTGAGCGGAACTCGTCCCCGTTGACCACACCGGATGTCATGGCTTGGGCAAACTGGAGCAAGCCTGCGGTGGCTTCTGAGGTGGTGGCTCCAGAAATCTTGAGCGCTTTACCCAAGGCATCGACGGTTTTGAGCACGTCAGCCTGAGAGCGTCCCATATCCTTGAGACCAACCGCTGCTCGGGTGTAAAGGGTAGTGGTTTCCACCAAAGCGGTCTGATTGGCTTGCGAGATCTCGAAAAGACGCTCCTGCGCCTTCGCGGCTTCCTGCGAACTCTCACTGACCAGCTTGAGCCGTGACGACATGTTGACGGCAGCGTCCGCCATGTCAAGCATGTTCTTGACAGCGCGAGTACCCATGTAGACACCCAGTGCGGCCCCTGTCGTGCGGATGTGGGGCAACCACCCCCGGAAGTGGTTGGCAGCGTTTTTGGCCTGCTTGCCGGACTCCTCTGTAGCCCGGTTCATTCCCTTGACCTTTTTCTCGGCATCTACCGCCGCAGCGGCAACAGAGTTAAGGACCGCTGATCCCCCTTTATCCGTTCCTTCGACTGTGATGCCAACCTTAAAGTCCATCATCGGGGTTTTCTCTGTTTATTCAGTTCTGATAGAGCGGAGGATTCCATAATCTGAAGGTCGCGAAACACAGAGGGTGAATCGCTCACTTGGTGCATCCGCATCACCACCTCCACGCCTGGGTAATTCAACCCCTTCCAGATTTGGGTGCCGTCCATGCCAGCGAACTCTCTTTGCCACTGGGTCTGGCAAGCCAGGAAAACCAGAAGCGTCTCCCAGTTTTCAGGCTCAACCTCAAAGTCGTCGCCTTCGTCTTCAGTACCAAAGAGCGCCTCCTGCACGGCCTCGGGTGCACCGAAGGCTTCCAGTGCCTCGGTCAGCCCCGAATCTCCGGTGTTGCGGCGGGGCTTTGGGTTAGCCCAGAACTCCGCCGCTTCGATCAGTTTCCCCGCTTCAGTTCGCCGGAATAGGCCAGCCGATAGGCTTCGTTGACGGCATTCGGGAGGTTCGGCACAAAGCGGACCAGCCTGAGCAGGTTATCGCGGCTGAAGGCCATGACACCCTCTTCGTCGTTCACGTCTTTCCAGTCGAGCACGATTTCCATCAACTCATCCGTCATATCTTCGGCGGTCTTGTTCATTTGACCTTCGCGGATCAGTTCTGCGGTAAAGCGTCCGCTGATCGAGTCCACATCACCATCGGTTTCCGTGACCAACCGTTGGTAGATCTCGCCGCCCATCCGCATCTCGCGCTCTTTGCGTTCATCGAAATCGAGCCGCTTGAATTTCATGCTGATGTGGTTCTCTTGGGTCTTGCCGGTCTCGGCGACTTGAGTGACCTTAACGGTGAACCAGAAGTGGTCGCTGGTTGCGAGTTTGAAAGCCATCTTGGATACCTCTATCTGTCAGATTTAAAAATAAGTCCCGGCCTTTATCGCCCACTGGCCGGGTAGTGGTAGACAGCCCCGTGAACAGGGTCGCGATATGCGTGCCTGTCCGGGCGTTTACAGGAAGGTCAGCACCAGTTCGTCGTTGCCGGCCGAAGTGGGCTCGAAGACCAGCGGAGCACTCATCATCATGATCCCGTCGCTATCGCTGTAGGTCGGCGGATTGAGCGTGACGGCGGGCGCATCGATCTCGACGATGTGACCGGTCGTGGTGCCATGCGAGATATGCAGAGCACCACTGGTCTTGAGCCGAGCAGTCTCGATCCACGCATGGCCGGCGACCGTCTGAGCCTCGAACACCACGGTGCCGGAAGGGGCGCGGTTGGTGATCAGGGAAGCGCTGGTGCAGCCGGGCAGATCACGGAAGACCAGGTTGTTGGCCAGATCCATCTGGAAGGACTCCATGCAGAGATCGACGCCATGTAGAACCACATCCGGAGTGTTGGTGCTGTTGGGTCCGAGCGGGGCGATAAAGCCGCTGTAGTCGGGCACCAGCGGGGTGGCATCCGCCGGGGCGACGTAGGAACCAAAGAACGAGAAGGAGATCTTCGGGATGGAACCGCGGGCAATGTTCAGCGAGAACGAGCCGCGAGCCCCGGTCATCTGGTGCTTGACCCCATCCATGAACACTTCGATGGTGGCCGAGTCGCCATCTGCTGAGATAAGGCTGTAAACCACGTCCGTGGAAGCGGTGACCGTCTCATCGCAACCGCAGGCCAAGAGGGCATCCCCATACGCGGGGCGGGTGCCGGCAGTGCCCGAGGATTGCAGTTCAACCTCAAACGTCAGTTCGACGTGCTGATCCAGCTGGATGGTGGACGAGTTGCCGAAATAGGGGCGGACGAAATCGCGGGT